AGCGGGTTCAACTACTTCCCCGCGCTCTGCCCGCGCTGGTCCGTGGTCGGCGGCGACATCTACGGCAACAGCCCCGGCATGGAGGCGCTCGGCGACGTCAAGCAGCTCCAGCATGAGCAGCTCCGCAAGGCGCAGGCCATCGACTTCCAGACCAAGCCGCCGCTGCAAGTCCCCGTGTCAATGAAGAACCGGGACGTCGAGATGCTCCCGGGCGGCATCACGTTCGTGGACCCCGCCGGCAACGGCATCCGCACGGCGTTCGACGTGAACCTGAACCTGTCGTACCTCCTCGCCGACATCCAGGACTGCCGTGGCCGCGTCAGCGGCGCGTTCTACGCGGACCTGTTCCTGATGCTGGCGTCGGCCCCGCAGGCGCGCATGACCGCCACGGAGGTCGCCGAGCGCCACGAGGAGAAGCTCCTCATGCTCGGCCCCGTCCTCGAGCGCCTGCACAACGAACTGCTGAACCCGCTCATTGACATCACGTTCGACCGCATGATCCTCGCCGGCGTCATCCCGCCCGCCCCTGCCGAGTTGCAGGGCATGGATCTCAACGTCGAATTCGTGTCAATGCTGGCGCAGGCGCAGCGCGCCATCGGCACGAACGCCGTTGACAGGTTCGTCGGCAACCTCGGCCAGATCGCGCAGATGAAGCCGGACATCCTTGACAAGTTCGACAGCGACCAGTGGGCGGACGTCTACGCCGACATGCTCGGCGTGGACCCGTCACTCATCGTGGCCGACAAGGAGGTCGCGATGCTGCGGCAGGCGCGCAACCAGGCGATGGCCGCGTAGGAGCAGGTCGCCGCGATGCAGCAGACCTCGCAGACCGTCAAGAACATGGCGACGGCGCCGACCGGGCAGCAGAACGCCCTGACCGACGTGATGAACATGTTCAGCGGCTACGGCTCGCCGTCCGGCGTCGAAGTCTGATGTTTCGCAATGGCAACACCCTTGCATTTGATAGGATTCCCGCGTGAGCAACTATGACCCGCTCGACCTGCGGGGCCAGGAGAAGGCGAAGGCGCAGCGCGACCTACGCGAACGACTGGACCGCGAGAACGAGGAGGGCGACGTCAAGTGGCTCATGGGCAACAAGCGGGGCCGTCGCGTCGTATGGCGGCTCCTGGACACGGCAGGGATCTTCCGCTCGTCGTTCAACACCAACGCGATGGCAATGGCCTTCGCGGAGGGGAACAGGAACTACGGGCTTCGGCTCCTCTCGCTCGTCCACTCGCAATGCCCAGAGCTGTATCCCGTGATGATGAAGGAGAACACGAATGAACGAACCAACGATGGTGGAAGCAGCGGCAACGACAACTAACGCTGCCCCGCCGTCTTCGGCCCCTGAAGGCGTCGCCGCGACGGCGGAGAAGCTCTACGGGGACGGGCAGAAGCCAAACGCGACCCAGGAGCCGCAAGCCGCAAAGGCGGCCGCTGCGGAAACCGTCGCGAGCGACCAGCCGGCAGCCGAGGCGAAGGCGGAAGCCAAGCCGCAGGCCGCGCCGGAGAAGTACGAGTTCAAGGCACCGGAAGGCAAGCAGTTCGATGCCGAGGTGCTTACCGCGTACTCCGAGGTCGCCCGCGAACTCAACCTGTCGCAGGAGGCGGCGCAGCGCGTCCTTGACGCTATGGCCCCCAAGATGGCCGAGCGTCAGGTGGCGCAGATCGAGGCAGTCAAGGCGGAATGGGCGAACACGTCCAAGACGGACAAGGAGTTCGGCGGCGAGAAGCTGTCGGAGAACCTGTCCACCGCGAAGAAGGCGCTCGATGCGTTCGGCACCACCGAACTCCGCACGCTGCTCAATGAGTCCGGCCTGGGAAATCACCCGGAGGTCATCCGGTTCATGTACCGGGCGGGACTCGCAATCAGTGAGGATCGGGTGGTCACCGGGACGAAGGGTGCGGCGAAGCCCGCCGGCCCTCGCTCGTTCAACGACCTCGCCGATGCTCTGTACAGTCAGTCCTAACCAACACACAAAGGAGCCACCACAATGGCAGTTCTTTCCAGCAGCAACCTGACGCTCGCCGATTGGGCGAAGCGCACCGATCCCGAGGGTCGCGTCCCCGTGATCGCCGAACTCCTCTCGCAGTCCAACGAGATCCTCGAGGATTGCGTGTTCAAGGAGGGCAACCTGCCCACCGGCGAGCGCGTCGTGATCCGCACCGGCCTCCCGGCCGTCTACTGGCGCGCCCTGAACCAGGGCATCCCGAACAGCAAGTCCACGACCGCGCAGGTCGATGAGGCTTGCGGCATCCTCGAGGCCCGCAGCGAGGTCGATAAGGATCTCGCCATGCTCAACGGCAACACGGCGCAGTTCCGTCTGTCCGAGGACGTGGCCTTCCTCGAGGCCATGAACCAGACGCAGGCGACCACGCTGTTCTACGGCAACCCCGCCATCGAGCCGAAGTCGTTCCTCGGCCTCGCGGCGCGGTACTCGGCTGCCCCCGGCAGCTCGGGCATCGGCCAGAACATCATCGAGGGCGGCGGCACCAGCACCGACAACACCAGCGTCTACCTGGTGGTGTGGGGCGACAACACCGTCTACTGCCCCTTCCCGAAGGGCAGCAGCGCGGGCCTCATGCACGAGGATCTCGGCGAGCAGACCGTCTACACGCCGTCCTCGGCCGGCGCATCCACTGCGTCCTCGAGCGACCGCATGCAGGCGCTCGTGACGCGCTACCAGTGGAAGAACGGCCTGGTCGTGAAGGACTGGCGCTACGTGGTCCGCATCGCCAACATCGACGTGTCCGACATGGCGGCCGCGAGCGGCACGCAGGCGTCCAACGCGGCCACGCAGCTCATCAAGCTGATGACCCGCGCTCTCTACCGCATCCCGAACATGGGCATGGGCCGTGCGGCGTTCTACATGAACCGCACCGTCCACGGCGGCCTCGCCATCCAGGCGATGGACCGCAGCCAGAACGTCCTGTCCGTGCAGCAGGGTCTGTCGCAGTTCGGCACGCCGTACAGCTGGCTGTCGTTCCTCGGAGTCCCCTGCCGTCGCGTGGACGCCCTCATCAACGCCGAAGCCCGCCTCACCTGATAGGTGAAGGCAGAAAGGAAACAGCACAATGATTCTCGACCAGAACCTCCGTCTCGGCAACACCGGGGCCATCACTTCCGCCGCCACCTACATCACCGGGACCAGCGGCACCCCGGATGTCGTTGACCTCCAGAGCAACACCGCCTACTCGGCCACGGCCAGCGGCTCGCTCTACACCGTCGCGCAGGGAACGCAGAACCGCGACATCGGCGAGGGCCGCGACCTCACCGTGATGTTCACCGTCACGACCGCCCTTGCCGGCGGCACGAACGGCACCTTCCAGGTGGTCGCCTCTTCGTCCTCCACGCTTGCCTCCGGCAACATCGTGGTCGGCGAGGTCGGCCCCATCACCACGGCGAACCTCGCCCTTGGCCGCCAGGTCGCCGTCAAGATCAGCCCGCAGCAGATCGCTGCGACTGGCCTGCGGTACCTCGGCGCGCAGGTCGTGACCACCGGCACCCACACTGCCGGCGTCATCAGCGCGGACATCGTCATGGACATCCAGGACGGCCGCACGGCGTACGCCTCCGGCTTCACGGTGGGCTGATAGGAGAAACTCATGGCGAAGGTCAAGGCAAAGGTTCTCTGCTTCGTGGACAACGGCCTCCGGCAGCCCGGGGACACGTTCAACTACGAAGGTCCGTACAACAAGCACCTCGAGTACCTCGAGGATGCCAAGCAGCCGGAGCGCGCCGCCGATTCGTCGGAGGCTCCCGCCCCCAAGCTGCGCGGACGGAAGCCCAAGCCCGACGCCGTCGCTGCGGAGTAATTCCTGCATGATGTGACGCAAGGGAGGGGAGTCGGCGGGAAACCCCGGCTCCCCTCCTTCCCCGATAGGAGGCTCCCGTGCCAAGCGTCGTTGAAATCTGCAACCTCGCACTCGCGCACCTCGGCGACGATGCGACCATCGCCAGCATCGACCCGCCGGAGGGGTCGGCGCAGGCAGAGCATTGCCAGCGGTTCTACCCCATCGCACGGGACACGCTTCTCCAGATGCACAACTGGTCGTTCGCCTCGCGCCGCGTGAGTCTCGCGCAGGTGACGATGCCGTACACCATGTGGCGCTATGCCTATGCCGTCCCCGGCGACATGATGACGGCGACCGCCGTGCTGCCGCCGGAAGCGGAGAACGACTACGCGATCCGCCCGTACCCCGCCGACCGCTACGGCTGGGGCTGGACGACGCCGCCGCTGTCGGGCGCTGGCGCGTATGTCCCGCAGGAGTACGTCATTGAGACGGACACCGCGGGCAACAAGGTGATCTACACCAACCAGGAGAACGCGCTCCTGCGGTACCAGGCGATCGTCACCGACCCGACCAAGTTCGACCCGCTGTTCGCCATCGCGCTCTCGCACCACCTTGCCGGGATGCTCGCCGGTCCCGTCATCAAGGGGACGGAGGGCGCCACGGAGGGCAAGCGGCAGACGCAGCTCGCGCTCGGGTACGTGCAGATGGCACGCGCCTCCGATGGCAACCAGCGCAACGTCAAGCCCGAACACATCACCTCCTGGATCTCGGGGCGCTGATGGCATCGGTACGGCACCTGTTCCGTTCGTTCGCAGGCGGCGAGATGTCGCCCGAGATGTTCGGCCGCGTGGACGATGCCAAGTTCCAGACGGGCGCGGCGAAGGTGCGGAACTTCATCCCGATGCCGCAGGGTCCGCTCGAGAACCGTGCCGGCCTCGCGTTCGTCCGCGAGGTGAAGGATTCGACCAAGAAGGTGCGCCTGCTGCCGTTCACCTACAGCACGACGCAGACGATGGTCATCGAGCTTGGCGCCGGGTACATCCGGTTCCACACGCAGGGGGCCACGCTCGGGCCGGGGACGCCCGCCGCGTACAACGGCGCGACCGCCTACGTGGTCGGCAACCTCGTCTCCAGCGGCGGCGTGAACTACTACTGCATCGCCAACACGACGGGCAACGCGCCGCCGAACGCGACCTACTGGTATCCGCTGCCGGCAGGGATCTACGAGATCCCGAACCCGTATGCGGAGGCCGACCTGTTCGACATCCATTTCGTGCAGTCGGCCGACGTGCTGACGCTGGTTCACCCGAACTATGCGCCGCGTGAGTTGCGCCGCCTCGGCGCGACGTCGTGGACGCTCACGACGATCACGTTCGGCGCGGACATCGCCACGCCAGGAACTCCGACCGTGACGGCGACGAAGGGCAAGGGCGCGAACATCATTGCCATTGACATCGCGCAGGATCACATTGAGTTCGACTACGACATCAATAACGTGGAATTCACGCAGGGAGATTCCGTCTACATCAGCGGCATCGTCGGAACGATCAGCACGCTGCTGAATGACAAGTTCTTCGTCATCGAGAAGTTCCACACTTCGTCGAAATGCTCGCTTGTGACCTACCAGACCGGGTTGCAGGTCGATTTCGCTACATACGCATACACCAGCGGCGGGATCGTGCAGCCGATGTCGCCGAGCGACACCATCGACAACTACTACGTCGTGACCGCGGTGGCGTCGAACGGGATTGACGAGACGCCAGCATCGACGGCCGCGAGCGCCACCAACAACCTCGCCGTGCCGGGCGCGTACAACACGATCAGCTGGTCGGCGGTCACGGGCGCGTCCCGCTACAACATCTACAAGCGGCAAAGCGGACTGTACGGGTACATCGGGCAGACCGAGGGAACATCGTTCACGGACAACAACATTGCCCCTGACATGGGCATCTCGCCTCCGAACGTCGAGACGGTGTTCAACTCGAGCGGCAACTACCCGGGAGCGGTGTCGTACTTCGAGCAGCGCCGCATCTTCGCTGGCACGACGAACGCCCCGCAGACGCTGTGGATGACGCGAACCGGGACCGAGAGCGACATGTCCTACCACATCCCGTTGCAGGACACCGACCGGATCAACTTCCGGGTTGCCGCACGGGAGGCGAACACCATCCGCCACATCGTCCCGCTGACGCAGCTCCTCCTGCTCACCAGCTCGGCGGAATGGCGCGTGTCGCCCGTCAACAGCGACGTCATCACGCCGACCACCATCTCGGTGCGTCCGCAGTCCTACATCGGCGCCAACAACGTGCAGCCGTACATCGTGAACAACACGGTGGTCTACTGCGCCGCACGCGGCGGACACGTGCGCGAACTCGGGTACTCCTGGCAGGCGAGCGGGTTCGTCACTGGCGACCTGTCGTTGCGCGCCGCGCACCTGTTCGACAACTACGAAATCTCGGACA